TGCGCCGGAAGCAGCGGAACCCGCTCCCGAACTCTCGGTTGCGGCAGAGCCCGCACAGGTCGAGGCCAGCGAATCCCCCGCCCTCGTAACGACCCCTGAACCGGAGCCCGAGGCAACGCCCGAGCCCGTGTTCGACGGCTACATCAAACTCGACCCGCGCCAGTCGCTGTATCAGCAGATGCGGCAGTTGGAGCAGTCGAACGATGCCGTGCGTCAGGTGCTGTCCGAGTATGCAGGCAGGTCGGCCAAGAAGAAGTTCGAACCGCAGATCCGTGCGCTTGAGGCAAAGCTGGCAGAGGCAAACGCTACTGTCACGCGCCTTCAGGTGGCGCAGGTTGAGGACGACCCCGACGCCCTGGCCGAGAAACTCCGAACGGACGCCGAGTTTGCGCGTCGATACCATGAGTCACGATTGCCAAAAGCTGCCAGCAATGACGGTGCGGCAATCGAGCAGTGGGCAGAAACGTTCGAAGACGTGTTCGACCAGGTGCTCGTTGCAGGTCTTCCCTCGCAGCGGGTTCGGGACTACAGGCAGGCTCTTTCCAACGGCTTCTTTGGCGATCTAGAGAGGCAAACGCCCGCCGTCTTTGCGAAGTTTCAGAACACGGTTCTCCGTGAACTGCAACTGGCGCAGGCGCAGCAGGCACAGCAGGCGGCGGCACGACAGCCCGCCCCGGTTGCACGTCCCGCGCCAGTTGTGGCAGCGGCACCCGCAGCCCCTGTTGCTCCGCCTCCACCCAAAGCAGCCGTCGCGCCGAAGGTCAACCCGGCACTGAGCGAAGCACAACCAGACCTGTCTACGGGCTCACACGGCGGCAACAGTGCCGGTCGCGTGAGCGCAGAGGAATTGCGCCAGATGACGCCGCCCGAACGGATGGCGCGCTGGCCGACAGCAGCAGATTTCGAACGCGACGTACGTGCTGGCCTGGTGGGTTAGCACAGTAAGCGCAGAAAGAACAGTTTAGAGTGGCTACTGGCAATCAAACGACGACAACGGCCGCCGAGCACATTGACACAGTTTTTACTGACGGATTTATCCGTGCAATGGAGTTTGCGCTGGTCATCGCCCCGAATGTGGACCGCTCGTGGGATTTCGTCGGACACGGCGACACCTACGCGAAGGAACGCATTCCGAACATTGAGGCGCAGACGAAGAGTGCGAGCACCGCGCTCAACGCCACCGTCTACACCGACACCAAGCAGTCGGTCGCAATCAACATCCATCAGGGCTGCGCGGTCAAGCACGAGGACATTGCACAACTGCTTTCCCGCTCAAACGTGAAGGCAGAGATGACGCGCAAGATGGGGTACTCCCTCGGGCGCGCTGTCGATGTGAACCTCTCGGCGCTGTTCGCGTCGTTCTCGCAGAACGTCGGCACCCTCGGCGTCGAACTGACGTACGACAACCTGCTCCGCGCAGTGCAGTACCTCGAAGATGCCGGGTACAATCTCTCGTCCGACAGCGTGAACTGGTTCTTCTCGCCCGCACAGCGGGCTGGCCTGATGAAGATGGACACGTTCGTGGCCGCGAGTTACGTGGGCGAATCCGCCGCACGTTCCGCACACGAGAAGGCGACCCTTGGCGAGTTCCAGGGTGCGCCCATCATCATCTCCAACCTCATCACTGCTCCGGCTACCGGCCAGCACGATAACGCCGTCTTCGCGAAGGAGTGTATCGCGCTTATCATGGCGCAGGAGCCGAAGACAACCACCGAGCGCATTGCTCTCGACCTTGCAGATGTAGTCGTGCAGGACCAAATATACGGCTACTCCGAGATTGACAAATACTCCCAAACCCCGGGAAATGTTACCGCAACCGACGAAGGTTCGGTTCATTTGCGCGGGGTCTAGACCTTCATCAGTAGTGGTATGCTATAGGTAGGATCACTACTGAAAGGGCTACAACGAAACTATGGCAAGTGATGGATTCTGGACGTGGGCAGCGGGAATCTTTGATGGCGAAGGATGCTTCTTCCTTGTTTATGACAAAGCGAGAGGCAGTCACTACGCGAGGTTCGCGATTGGCCTACGTGCAGATGACTGGCGGGTCATCCAGATGATCAAGGATGAGGCGGGGTTCGGCTCAATCAGAAAGAAGTTTCCCTCTCCCAATGCGCCCAAGGGGTCAAATCCTGCGGTGTCTTGGGAGGTGGCTACTCATGATGGTTGCGTCGCGCTTCTCCAAGGTCTTCGTTCTGGATACGGCTTGCGATCCAAGAAGGCCCGTGACTTCGAGTTGTGGGCAGAAGCGGTCGAATTGATCTCGGAACACGGTCGAGGCAGACACACTGTGGCAGGCCCCCGCCTTGTCGAGATCAAAGAAGAACTGCATCGGGTCAAGCGGTGGAGTCCAGAGCGGGCTGAGGGCTTCCAGTCAATCACGGGACGTGATGGTGACGGCACAACTGCGGAGCACAAACCAAAGACGGGTCGGTCATCGAGTGCGTTCTGGGCCTCACCAGAATCCATCCCTGCCAAGACTCTTCGCCAGAGACTCTATGCGAAGCTCACACAGGCTCAGATAGACGAGATCGTCTCTCGGGTACTGGCGGGCGAGCGTAGGGTGGCACTGGCACGGGAGTTCGGGGTTTCCCCTCAACTCATCGGCAAGTTCATCAACGGCGGCGCTCCTCGACGGGACGGAACATTCCAACTGCTTGAGGCGCACACGACCATCGCTGCCAACTCCAGCGAGTTCTGGAAGTCAGAGGCGGGACTGCGGGCGAAGACTTACAACGCGACAAAGCGGAGCAAGTTGACGCAGGCGCAGATCGACGAACTGGTAGTGCGACACACCAACGGGGAGTCGATGCATCAGTTGGCTACCGCCTTCGACGTTTCACGACCACTGGTCAGCAAGTTCGTGCGCGGAGACTACGTTCGCCGCGCGGAGGTGGCAGCATGAGTGGGCTTCTAACGGTCGTTCCTGACAAGACGTATCTCATTACGGAGGAGCGGTTGCGGTTCTCAGTGGACGCGACTGTTCCGCCGAATGCGGTGCCGTTCATTGTTGCGAAAGACCTCCAGAAGTCCATCGACATTCTCGAACGACTGCGAGGGTGGAAGCGGATGGAGACCGTCCCGGCTCGTACCGCTTTCCCCCTCGACAAAGTGTGTTGCGAGCAGATGCGACAGAAGCCGGGAACAACTATCGGGCTCCGGTTCCTGCCATCGAACGCGCAAGGCGACCTCGACGACATGACGAACTTCGGTCTTGTGTCGGACGAGAACAAGCGGTTCTACGTTGACGGGCTTATCGACTGGGTGGCGGTTGTGCATTTCTGGCAACCGGCAGTGGTGATCAACAACGACGCAGAGAAGGAAGCAAACGAAGCCCTCTACACACCGACTGAGGGTTTCGCCAGGTGGGAAGACTTGCCGTTGAACGCATGGTCGGCGGCGAGGAAGAGGTTTGCACCAAGTGACCACAGCTAGCCAAAGCGATGCCGCACTGGAAGCCCTGTACGGGAAGCCGGATGCGGAAGGAACGCGGGTGGGCGTCTTCGGGAAAGAGCGCGCTGCCCGAGTCAAGTATTGGCGAAAGCCGGACGGCTGGATTACGACGGGGCCGGACGTAATGACCGATGCTCCGAAGTACCAGCAGTACGTGAGCAACAAGCGATACCGGGAACTGCCGGACGCCTTTGGGAAAGAGATCCTGAACACAGGCGACATGTCGCCGCTCAGGCAGGTGCGCGGACAGGAGCACAGGTGGCTTCAGCCGTTCATCAAGGCAGGCGGGCTGACCTACGTCGTTGTGCAGGGCGACGTGTTCGGGACACCGGGCGAGTACCTGATGCCGCGCGAACAGATCGTGGCGTTGAACCTGCACCGGATGCCAGGAGTGAAGGAGTTGCGCCCGGACCTTGCGGACGCGGTGGACGAACCGTGTCCATATGGGTGTCTCGACTCAGAGACGAAGCGGCACCGGATCTTCTCGGGGTTGTCCCAGGAGGAAGCGCAGCGGTCCATCGACCAGCACATCATCGCCGTCCACAAGGATGCGGTCGCAAGCCGTGCCGTAGGCGACGAGATTTCGAAAGCGATGAAGAGTTTCCAGGGGTCGCAGGTGTCGCCGGAACTCATCGCATCGATTGCGGCAGCGGTGGCAGCCGCGTTCACGCAGCAGCAGGCGGGGGCGATTGCCGCCGTGGCTGTTGAGAAGCAGGCGGAGGCGGAGGCAGAGGCAGAGGAAACGCCCGTGGCGGTGCAGCCGCTCGCCATTCCGAAAGCGCCATCAGCACGGCGAGCAACTACAACCAAGCGGCCTGTAGGAAGGCCGAGGAAGGTGTAGCGCATGGCAGCACAGATAGTTACGCGAAACCTGGGGGCGAGCACGGTCGCAGGGCTTGCCAACCTCCAGCGTGAGATCGCAGGCAGCGCGCCCGTCGATATCGCGGGCAACGCGACTACCACCGTCACTATCGTTCACACGACGGCGACGGGGGCCATCACGGTGGACTACGCAGCCACCTAGCGACTAGTGTCCGCCGCTGGCCCAGCCAGCCAGCGGCCTACCGAGGAGGTAAGGGACTCTCATGGCAAAGCAAATGACGGGAGTGGATTACGGGCTGGCTGGGCTTACCAGTGGCAGTCAGGCGTCATCCACGAAGAACAGTGCCCGTTGGCACAACATCGACCAGCTTGCGCTCTCGCTCTACCCGTGGCTGCGGGACAACGTGGTCTACTTCGAGGACGATTTTCTTGGCGTCCTGAATGGCGACTACTGGACTGTCTCAAGCGACACGGGCGGCACGAACTTTGCGTGGGCTGCTGGCGCAGGCGGTATCGTTTCCGGTACCGCGCACA